CTGTCAAAGCCGCCCTCGACGCTGCCGCCAAAGCTCTCGAAGCCGCCGCAGCGGCCGCCCCCGTCGTTGTCAACGTCGAAGGTGCGGATGTCACGATCAACGTCGAAGGCAACCACAAATACATCTGCGGGGAGCTGACCTCGCTCAAGATCGGGACCGTGGAGAAGTCGGCCCGAACTTCGGCGATCTTCTTCACATCGGGAAACGTTGCCACGGAACTCACCTGGTCGGATGACCTCGTGGACATCATCGGCTACAAGACCCCGGCGCCGAATCGAGCCTACGAGATCAATATCGAGGAACTCCGCGCAATCATCGAATAGCCATGGACCGCAGACGAAGTTTGTTGAAGATCGCCGCGCTGCGCAGCGAGCGCGAGCAGCAGGAGGGGGTGAATTGCACGAAAGGGTATCTCCAATTACAGAGCGCCGGACTGCTTTTCGAAGGCCCGCGAACTCTTGAGTGCCTTTTCAGGTACATCCCCAGCGATAAAATGCAAGTGATAGCCGGGTTTGGCATTTCCATGATTGAAATTTATGCCCTGACGACAAATCAGCTTCGCGTCTATTGCGGGGGCGGAAACGCGACAGTAGACATTATTCCAGGGGATAGCTATCTTGTTGATGTTGCCTACGACGGTACTACGGCGATATGCTATCTGAATGGGACAGAAGCCGCACGTTTCCCGGTTACGGGATACAAGATCACGGATTTATTCAGGACCGGCAGCAATACATATATCCCCCAAGGCTCGCTCGTATTTTGCCGCCACTACAACTACGCCCTTTCCGCGGAAGAAGTAGCCGCACACTACAACAACGGCGATCCTGCAGGGTATGTGGTACCGTTAGCCGATAAATATCGTTGGGAAGCCTCTGAATCTAACATTGGAAATATCAGGTTCTATCCTAATAATGAAGGGTCCGGTGTTACCTCTTATTTAGAGGATAATGCTAATGGTTTCACGGGTCGATACGCACATATAATTTGGGGATCGTCAGGTTTATTGTCGGTATACAGCTATCAATTCATGGGGCATCCGGTCGGATGTGTTGTTGAAGCTAAATTCAAGTATCGTAGTAATGCTCCCGTACGCGTTCTGGCAGACAATAGTAGTCTTCCTATCAATATGGAGGATGCGGCTGACGCCACGATTGTATATCGCACAACAGGAACTAATATCACTGGTTTTAGTGTAACTGTACCAAATGCCGATGCAAATTCATGGGTCGAAATTCAACCTGTGTCGTTACGAACGCTCGGCTGCATCGCCGAGTATTTGCCGCAGAACCTTGTGGGACAATGGCATGAGAAACCGTTTGAGCTCACGGGTATAACTACCTATACATGGACCGGAAAACCCGATGCTGTTTACTATCGGGAGCTTTTATTGGGAAGATTTATTCAAACGGGAGCGGTCGTGATGATTAAAGGTTCTGTGTCAGATTATCAAAGCGGAGAACCTTTTGTATATGTAGGGAATAGGCAGGCGATGATCCCTGCGCAAAATGGGAGTTTTACGCTCAAGGTCATCAACAACCGGGACAATATCAACCGTATCTATTACTATGGCGGTGTTCATTTGAGTGACCGACGATTGACTATTACCATAGATAGTGTCGAGCTGATTCCCGATGTCGCCTTGTCCTGGCTCGACAGCGCCAAGCAGTTCCCGCTGAATGATGAATATCTTCCGCCGCTTTTGCAAAGCGACGGTGGGTATGACTTGACTGCGAACGGAACGCCGCAGATAATCATCAAATAAACCGAAAACATGAACAACTACGCAAAACTGATCGACGGTGATCTTCGACGAGCAACCTGAACCATCCGATCCGCCGAAGCATTACCGGGAGGTCTACACAGAGGAAGATGACCGCATTCGGGTCGGCTGGGAGGAGTACGCGCCCGAACCGGAGCTGATGGCGAATCCCGAACAACTCCGAGAGGCCGCCTACCGCGCCGAGGCGGACCAATACCTGATGGCCTACGAAGGCTATCTGGCCGAGGGCAAGATACTCGAAGCCGACGAGCAGAAGGCCTTATACCTGGCCAAAAAGGCCGAGATCAGGAAAAGGTTTCCGAACAATCCCGCCCAATAAACTCACTCCGTTTTTGATATGCTGATTGAAATGTTAAAAGAGGGCTTCTTTTACACTACTCATAATGACCGTCAAACACGCTCGACTCTGTCCTTTCCAGCCGCCCGACGGGCGGCTATTTTTGTGCCATAACCAAACCCAATATCAAGCTATGGAACAAAAAGAAAATGTAGACGCCGGTTTGGGCTGGCTTCAGAAAATGATCCGGCTCAAAGAGAAGCACGGCACGGTTACTATCCTCACTTGCCTGCTCCTGTTGCTGTTCGCCTGCTATGTCGTATTCTTCGGGCTGAATCCCCGCTACCTGCTCGACCGGATGGAAGCGACAAGAACCGAGCAGCACGACGACGCCACCCTGCGCCGTCTTCAGGCAGACGCGGAAATCCGAACCGAGGTGCAAAGGCTGATGCACGAAGTCGATGCCGACCGGGTGTGGGTCATCGAACTGCACAACGGATCGAAAAACCTATCATCCGGCCTGCCGTTCATTTACGGCAAAATGATGCCCGAAGAAGTTGCCGACGGCATCGAACACGTCGATGACGAATATCTTGACTTCGAACTGGCTCGCTATCCCTTCATTGCCAATATTCTCCGGAGGGGCTACTTTTACGGCTCTATCGAGCCGATTCAGAACTCCGACCGGCGGCTCTACTACCAGTTCAAGAAAAACGACGTGAATGAAATTGCGCTGATGACACTCCGCTGCGGACAAAAGCCGCTCGGCATTCTCGGCATCTCGTTCTGCGGAGATAAAACGATGAATCCGCCCCTGGTCGGCGAAAAAATCCGTGATCACGGATCGGCCATCGCCGCATCCCTGTCCAAACTCGAACCTATCAAATAATCCGCATGGCACTCCGCATTCTCCTCGACAACGGCCACGGCAAAGAAACGCCGGGCAAACGCTCGCCCGTATGGCCCGACGGCTCGCAACTCTTCGAATACGAGCTCAACCGCGACATCGTGCGCCGCATCGCCCGCCTGCTGGCGCACAAAGGCGTCGCCTTCGACATCCTCGTTCCGGAACTCACAGACGTTCCGCTCTATGCCCGCGCCAACCGGGCGAATCATATTTGCAGCGTGAACGGTGCCGATAACTGTCTGCTCCTTTCCATTCACGCCAATGCCGGCGGCGGCACGGGCTGGGAGGTATGGACCAGCCGGGGCCAGACAGCCGCAGACGACTACGCCAAAATCTTCTACCGGCATGCCAGTGCAGCCCTCCCCGAATGGAGGATGCGCGTCGACACTACCGACGGCGACCCCGACAAGGAGTCCGACTTCACCATCCTCAAAAAGACCGTGTGTCCGGCCGTATTGACCGAGAACTTCTTCATGGACACCGAACGCGACTGCCGCTTCATCCTCTCCGATGAAGGCCGCGACCGAATCGCACGGATGCACTTCGACGCCATCCTGGAGTGCGTCAAACATCACGAATGCAAGACCAGATAGCACCTACTGAAATTCAACAGCAATATGAAATTCTCTGAAATCATCGACAGGCTTAACAAGGGAGAGACGTTCCGACGTTGTTCAAGTCCCACATGGGCCGGTAAGTTCATCGTCAAACAGATTCCGCAGACCGTGCCGGCGGAAGTAGTGCCGCGCATGACCAGTCTGCCGGACCATGCGAAGGCGTTCATCGGAACGATGGGAGACGGCAGCATATCGTATCACGATCAAGTGCTGCTTGTCGAGGCGAACGACAACTGCCCCAAACCTCACGCTACGTACTACATTCCCACTTGGGAGGACATTTTCGCCGACGATTGGCAAGTATGCTGAAGAAACGCTATCTGATTCTGTTCTTGACCGCGGCAGTTGCCGGTGCGCTGCTCTTCGGCTGGGGGTACCACCACGGAGCGACATCCGTCGAGATCCGCGACAGCGTGATCGTGCGTTATCGGCCCGGCCGGGTCGTCCGCGACACAATTCGGGAGCCCTATCCGGTAATCGTGCGCGAACCACCCGATACAATCTGCATCCCGGCCGACACGGCGGCGATCCTGGCCGACTACCTCCGTGAGCGAGACTATCCGCTCGATTTCTCAACAGACTCGACGGGGCGCTTCCTCGTAACGGCAACCGTCGGCCGGAACCGCCTTCTCTCGGCCGAGGCCACCATCGAGCCGCTGATCCGCGAAGTGATCGACTACCGCACCGTCATTCGGGACGTGCGGCAGGTTCCACGCTGGCGGATAGATCTCGATGCCGGCGTCAACCTCCGCAACCAATGGGCCGGGGTCTCCGCAACCCGAAACTTCGGCTGGTTCTCTCTCTCCGGCACGGCCGGGTACGATCCCTTCCGCCGCGAACCTGTCCTTGAAATCCGGGGCAAAGTGTCAATTTGGCAATCTTTCACCAAAAAATAATTTTACTATGAAAAACTTTATCGCAAGAATCAAAGCCTTCTTTTTGCTCGTCGTGACATGGCTCAACCAATGGACCAAAGATCACATCCTCCACTTCGTCGTAGCCGACAGTATCGCCACGATCGTATGGATCGGCACGGCGATCACCCTCGGGTGGATGCTCTCCCCCGGATGGCTAACAGCAGCCGCAGCAGCCGTCACCATTGTCTTCATCATTATTAAAGACTACTGGATCGACGTTGTACCCGACCGCCGCGACATCCTGGCCGGGGGCCTTGGACTGTTGTGCGCGCTGCTCAAAATATGGCTGGTGTGCTTCGCCTGGCTGCTGCTTCATAGGCTGACAATGTAACTTCGGCATGGCCGACAACAAGAGGGACGACCTTTCCGGCCGTCCCTCGTTTCGTTACAAAATACCTTTGTAGTTCTTCAATCGCGGGTTTGCCGTTCGAACTCCTTGCGGAGTATAGGCATCAGTAATCAAAAGCGAGGAGTGCCGCGCTTGCTCCTTCACCGAAAGCGTATCAACGACTCGTAGCATTTCAGTAATTCCGGAGTCCTTCAGCGAATAAAATTTGTACTCTTTCGGAAAATTCAACGCCGGGACGATTGTATTGTTCCAAAAATTACGGAAAGCCCGCTCGCTGCATAGTTTCGGCCCCGGCCGGAAGCCAGTCGAAAAAATGTAGTAGCTGCTGGGGGCATTGAAAAATTCCAGATCGACCATAAGTTCGAGAATCGGCGTAGGAATGGTAACAACGCCCGATTTTTTGTTCTTTGAAATCGAGGCATCAATGTAGACCGTTTGTTTCGCTACACAAATATCGGAAAGTCGCAGCTTCGAAATTTCCCGCGGCCGAATAAGCATGTAGTGCAGAAAATAGCAGGCCAGAAGAAAGGGCCGATTATTTGCGACGAGCCAGTCATGTAGCCGCAGCATATCCGACGGCTCGATCACCGTCCGTTGCTTAACTCGCTGCCCCTTGCTCATACTTTGCAGCCCTTCAGTTGGCTTCTCCTTAATGTATAGGTGTTGCACCAGAAAGGTCGAGAAGGATCGAAGAAACGCGAGATTATTGTTCCGGGTCGTGGGCGAGTTGCCGCGATCCACGTAGACATAATCCAGGAAGCGGACGCAGAACGCGCGGTCGAACTGGTAAACATACCGGATCGGCGCCGGCTGCTCCTTATTCCACCGTTCCATAATCCCGGCCGAACTCATATAGCCGTGAATTGTCGATTTACGAAGGACCCCGTCGTTTAACTGCTTGGTAATATAGTTCCGGTAATGCACCAGCACATCCGAAAAAAATTTGTAGGAATAATCGGCGTCGGCCTCTACCCACGGGTTCCACCCGGCTTCGAGTTTCGTAGAAATCCGGTGGCAAACCTGCGCTGCATACCGCCGCTTCTCGGCCGCAGTCCCGACGGAGTTAATTTTTATTCGCTTACGCCGCATCCGACCACTTGCCGGGTCGAAAGCATAGAACGAAATAAACCAACAAAGGCCGGTGTGTAATTTCGGATAAGTGTACGAAAGGATTTCATTTAACGCGGAATTTCGCGCCGTGGAGACTGACAACATTTTTTTTACATTTTCGCCGTTGCAAAAATGTATATTATTGACAATCAAATATTTTTCCACCGGAACTTTGTCCCGCTTCTGTCCCGGCAGTTTTACAAAAACGCCTACAACTCATTGATTTTCAACAAATTGCAGGCGTCGTCGTAGTGGATAGGGGATTCGAACCCCTATGTCATGCGTGAGAGGCATGTATCCTAACCCTTAGATGAATCCACCGGTTTAGT